GGACACGGAGACATGCAAAAGTATTGATATTAGCACGAATACCCATTCTGTGTGAACCTTCTTTTGACTTGATCTCCCGCGGTTCTTAACGTAGCGGGTCCTCATTATGACACCTGTGGATTGGATTATAAGTTTTATTTAAATTAGGCGATGTTCTTTATTGTGACCATTATGGCGGGAGGATGTTGACATCGTCATGACCGGTCACTTCTGTTTTGCCCATGCTACCAGGCTGGTGTCTGAACCTTTTGCCTCCCTGCTCTCTACTCGGATGATGTTCCTGGGCCTTCTAACTATGGCCAGCATTATTTTGAATAGGCCCCATACCAACAGTATCAACATTGATATTACTAATATCCATATCCCGATCCTGATAATCCAGGCCTTGATGTCTGGCCATTGAGATTTTATCCACTCCTCGGCTGAATTAAAAGCGCTGACAGCCCTGTCCTTGATAGATTCCCCCATTGAAATTCTTCTTTCTTCCAAGTTCTTCTTGTCCACCCTGACAGATGATGCATATTTCAGGCCGGCTGCTATGTCCTTTAGATGAAGATGTCCCTCCCCGAACAGTTGCTTGACTGGCCTGAAAGCAGGGTGAAATGTAGCATCCTTGAATCTATGAGCAAATGATACACCACTATCATTGAGAAATATATCTCCAACCCACGTGTGAATCACATTCCCCCTCATGACGCTAGAAGAGGAGGATGGGTTACACGATGAGTCAGGATTGATATACGGGCTGGAGACATTCCACCAATATATCTTGTTGGCTGATTGTAGTTGGATCATAGGCCCTGCCCCGCATACAACCAGCGGTCTCACCAATGATGCATCAGTCTTTGAGCATTTGTAGAATATGAAGTGGTCTTCTGCTTTGATGGATAACCAATCCCCTATAGGAGTGGCCATAAGAAACTCGTCATGATTCATCATGTTCTCAGCTTCCTGACAGAGGTGGTGACACACTATGTTTTCCATGTCTAGGACCTTCCCCATTACAGAGTTCTTTTCCACTTTGTCATCGTCCATTGACAGAGCCTTCTTATCATCATATAAGGCGTAGTCGGCTCCAAAGGTGACAATGATGTTGAGTCCGCAATCGACAATTCTCTTCAGAATCGTGTGTGATTTCTCACCACGACATAAGATGAAGTCTCCCTCCAGCTTGCAGAATGTGCTTCCAACTACCCTCTTCTTGCATTTAGGCAGCTTATCTTCCAAAGTCCATACATACACTGTGTTATCAGAGTATATCCTCCCTGATAATCCCTCACCAGAGAGGGACTGGGATGGAAACTCCACGACCATCTTGCCGTCATCATCAGTGACACTGACAGACACACGTTGATAGGTGAGCTTGATTCCGCTCACATGATTATCTGCTATCCAGTCGCAAGACGGGGTTTTGACATGATCCATAACCCCCCCTGCTCCTCCATGCCTTAGTATCTCATTGATGTCTCCTTCAGGTACATCACCTGCACTCATCGGTGATATGGACTCCGATATATGACAACTGCCAAAGAAGGACACATGGGAGGACAGTGTCTTCCTCTCAGCTGTTATCCTGTAACCGTAGGCCTTATAATCCACTAGTGCATTGTGCAGAATCATGTACCGATGCATCCCATGCTCTATGTCAGTTGGACTACATGCCCCCAAGCATAAATGCCTCCAATCATTAAGTGACACCCCATCTTTGTGTGGGCACATGACCGAGGGGACTATGTTGAAGCATATGGTACCTGAAAAGAGATGTGAGACATGAATTAGTAACACAACAAGGAAAATTATGGTCCCTTCGATGTGAGCCATCATATGTTTCATGAACAAGAATCTGATACTCTTGATGTTTTATTTAAATGCATACAATCATGTAGCACAATAAAAATACATATATGTTGTTGACATTATTACTGCTCTCCTTGTTCTAGGTCATCATCATGGAGACTATAACCGATCCTGGGACCTTTCCTCGTCTTTAATATACTAGCCACGTCTGATAGGAGGGAGAGTATCTCCTGATTTCCCAGATAAGGTTCTAACCACTGGGTCTCGGAGCGGGGGGATTAATTTTCTCCTTTGGGAGAATTATATATTGGTTTACCAGCTTCTCACAGCTAGACCTGGGCCTCTTGACAGTGGCAATGGACGTTGAAATTCCCACAGATGCCTTGCCGCTGCTGAGCATGATGTCCACTTTATCATTGGAGCTGTAGTGGGGCGTGTCGTATAGTGGCCCTGATCTTAGGGTCATGACCCTGCCGTGGTTGTTGTCTTTGACATTCAAGGGGCCTCCGATTATCATGTTTATGGTGTAAATGTTCCCAGACTCAAGATCCTTAGTTAGAAACGGGCCTGACACCTGAGGCTTGGACTGTCGGGCAACCTCAGTGATCAGCGCTTGCCAGTCTCCTGACACCTCCGTCCCCTCAGGAGTGAGAGCCTTAGACTTCATGACGCCTATAGCCTTAACCATGCTGGCGATCGTTGCTGCATCCATGGGGGGTTTGCTGGGAGATGTGAGGGTGACCCTGGACCTCACAGACATGACAGTGCATAGCTCTTCTGTGCTCTTTGAGCTTGTTGCCATTTTGATTGACCTGGAAAATAGAATATCAGTGTGAAAGTAAAGAACTTGTGAGTCAACAATGTAAAGGATTGTCTTTGAGGTTTTATTTAAATGGCCCCCTCAGCATGAGGATGATAGACGTGATGCTATATGTTATTACTGTCATTATTATGAGCCAGTCCCCCTCGGTGTAGTACATAATTATCACACATAAGTGTGTGTTTTGGTTCCCCCCAGGCTGCCAAGGTTCCTCATATAATCCAGGGTGATGTACGAGACTGCCCTTCCTGACTTGCAGTCGTACACCAGAGACTTGAGAGTATTGACATGGTCAGGGCCCACCATGCTCCACACCTGCTTCCGCACACCTGTGTAAAGGATCCGAGCAGATTCGGGATCACAGCACTGTATAACCTTGTACGCTAACTCTTCATCAATGTCAGTTATGCCTTGGACATTGAGGAACCTGAGGATCATCTGTACATTCTTCTCAATCTCAGACAGGTTGGTCTTGAACCTGGGGCCTGGTGCGCAGTAACACACAGCAGGTATGTTGAGAGGGAAGTGCCCCCCGTATATTTCACACTGCACCCCTCCGAACATCTGGGTGTTGCTGTTGTCTTGCTTGATTATGGGCATGATTATGGCCGTCCCGAGCTCCATGTTGACAGGGGCATCATCCATATTGCTGATTTCATAGCTGTAGGACCAAGGGTTCCCACTCTCATTGTGCTTGGAGGATGATGTGTATTGGATGTCGAATGCAGAGGACACCCTTTGGCACATCTGCACCACGGTATGGTCTCTTAGCACGGGGTTGTTAACTGCCTTGTTTTGAATGGACAGCTTTAAAACACCTGATGTGGCCAAGTCACAAGAGGGCTTCCATTTTATGGCTATTCCCACTATCCAAATGGGCTTGACTGCGCCTCCCACGGTCCTTGATATCATGTTTGCAACATTTATAATTATCGGCTTCTTAATCATGGTTATCTTACCTTCCCCTTCTCTTCCTAGAACCTTGATTGGGTGCTTCTGGATCAACTTCCTTTGCCATGCCTGTGCGGTCTGCAGCTCCTTGTTGAACTCATCTAACGACTCATCCCTACTGGCCATCCTTCTGCTGGCTGTCTCTCGTACCTCGTCCCTATGTACGGGCCCTGAAACAACTGAAGGTGGCAGTGTGGACATTTTAACTCAAATAAGGCAGATATTATTAATGTAGCGATGTATATTAGCAGAATGGTCAAGAGTATCAATATCATATCATTGATGTTTTATTTAAATGTCATTTATTCCTGCTGAGTAGTACAATTAAGCAAACCATGATCGCCAGAAGAAGAAAGCATGTCTCAGTATCTTCCCTCTCTATTGATAATAATAAAGTCTTCATAGTGGAGTATGATAACACGACATAAGATAGGAGGTCTGCAATGTCCCTTAATCCAGGCATCTTTTCTTCTTCCTATTCATTCGGTCCACGACAATTGCCCTTATTGTGTCCAGCTGTTCCTCAGTGAGAGAGTCTCTGTTGATGTAGCAGAAGATGGTGATGTCTCCCAACAGGCTAGGAAGGTCTTGCTTCTTTATCCACTCCTCACTGAAGTCTTTAGTGACTAGCTTCAGGTGGTCTCTCAGGAGCCAGACCAGGGACTCAAAATGCTCACTGAGGGGCTTCTTGGACCAGCTAGATGATCGGCCGGGTGTCCAAGTGTCTGCAATGAGAGCATGGATGTCAGTTTCATCCTCTTGAATGGGGACTTTCCTCTTCATGGGAGGCTTGGGGGGAGACATGTCCACAGTGGGGGTGTGGTTCCTGTCTTTCATCATTTCAGAAAGCTGGTCTATTAGAGAGCTCATCTTGTTGACCTGTGATTTATTTATGAGATGATGATGCTCTGAGCTGGCATTCCAAACTAGGCAGCACAAGTCCATAGTGAACTCATCTAGAACCACGTGCCTTCCGGAGTATTTACGGGATATTAGTCCTTTGATTTTTGAGGACAGAGACAGTGGCGGTGTGACACCCAGAGTTGGCCACTTAGAAATGAATGCATCAACAGGGTCATTGGACGCCTGGTTGTCTAAGTCTTGTTGAACCTGGGACATGTCAGGGATGTCGGGGTACAGTGTGGATGTCGATCCTATGTTGGCCATACCTGTGTATTAATATCAAAAGAAAGCGTTATTAATTTGACTTATTTGTGATAATCAGAGATCTGTTGAGCACACGTGTGTCTGTAAGAGTACAAGCTTGGTTCTTGATGTTTTATTTAAATGGCAAGACTACCAAATGGACAAACGACATGAAGATTGGCACACTGATTATTTAGATCTTATAGGTTAACTATAACTCAACTTAGCTTTGGTCCTGAATCATGCTGTCCAGAGCCCCCACTCTTTGGGGAGGAGGGTTGCTGGTCACATTCACCGTTGGCTGGGGTCTTGGGTTTCTGGGCACCAGGATTCGCCTGGTTGGTTGGCCCACTGCAGCACTAGCAAGAGCTCTGGCTACGGGCCCTGCCCCCTCTGATGTGCCTGACAGTGCATTGTAGGCAGCCATGAACTCTATCCCGAACCTCTCAGCATTGGCTAATATGTTGGCTTTGTCCTTTATGCTCTCAGCCTTTTTGGGGTCGGAGTATTCAGTGACATTCACACAACCTCCCCTGACAAGGATGTCTGCCATCCTAGCTATTAGAATGTAACATCTTGACTGCTGAAGCTCTATGAAGAACCCCGGGTCGATGCATCTACAGTACCTCCAGAACCTGTCTGCCTTGTCAGTCCTATCATGGTCCTTGTTGATCTTGGATATTAGCATCAATGTGGACGCAACCTGGGCATCGTGAAGCCATGTGAGTATTGTCCCCGGCTTCAGCAGAGGAAGACCTCTCTTCATGTCAACATACATGCCGTAGGGCACCATTCCATTCAGATCCATATGTTGTAGAATCAGGAATCTCAGTGGGCCATGAACTGTCCTATTATTGTGATGACTCTCATCAGCCACCGCACAGTGGTGGGCCAATGTCCTCTTCATGTCATCACATTGGTTGAATAGGGAGCTTATGTTGGAGCACAGACCCCTGCTGTAATTGAATGATGCGAGGAATGGGGAGTGATCTCCCATGAGTATGTGGTATGCTGTGACTAACTGAGGTGTTCCCTTCATAAAGGTCTCAACTCTCTTGACAGCCAGCCTCATAAGACTGAGGCATATGTATGATATAGCACGACACTGGGATGCAGCGTCCTCATCATCAGGGGGGGCCTGGCTGTCCTCGGCCTGGTCACCTTCATCAGGGTCTATGTTCATGGTTGAGCTAGCAGCGGCGGCCCGGGAATCATACACAGCAGTTATTCCTGGCATGGACAGTGGCTGGACCACAGCTCCTTGCGCCACAGACCACATTGATGGCCCCTCGCATCCGGGAGGTGTGAGGCAGAATCCAAGAGACATTATGACCAATAGATCCTTCTTGGTCATGCGGCTGTTTGCATGATCCATGATTGTTTGGAATAATGTAATAACATCAGCGTGTGTGTCAGGGGGGGCTTCCAAGGTCACTATAGGCTTAGCGACCGCTGCTTCCCTGCTGTAGGTTACAGGTGTGGGTGCACTGGATGCCACCTGGCTCTCCTCGGGGGTGTCCGAGTATATGTCTAGGACGGAGGTGTAGTCGACATCTGCGTATCTGGCCATCCGATTTGATGTTCCTCGCCTGCAACAGATAGTGACAAATGAAAATATCTTATACTTGTTAATATTGCAATGATATCTTTGATGTTTTTATATCCTCAACATCCTCTTCAAAGTAAGTAGAGAAGGACGGGGAATCGCATACATCAAACCATTGGTTCTTTCCATTGATATGGATGCTTACCAGAATGTATCCAGTTGCGCCAATGCCGGAATTGATGGGCTATCCCGTGTCCC